ATATGTTGCGGAGAAAGTGGATTAACTCCTTGATTTGGAACAGTATTATTTATTTGATAATCTCGAATTTGTTCTAGAAAAGCAGGATCTAGTCTTCCACCATTTTTATATTGTTGATTTAAATATTGTGTTATCGTTGGTGGAGTTTGACCATCATTATAAGCATCTCCACCATCAGGAGAACTCCAATCTAAATCTAAATTATCTGGCCGACAATAAGATGTGCCACAAATATCATTTTTAATGAATAATTCATAGTAATCTCTTTCAAATAAATCATATATGTACCAAGTTCCGCCATCAAAAACAATTTCTACGCTTTGATCATCATCTTTAAGAAAATAAGGTCTATTATTAATTAAACTTGGATTTACAGTTTGACTATATGTTCCATTTACATAATCTAAAGAACAACCTTGTAATAAAATCTTATATCTTTCATTTTGAATTTCATTTTTATAAAAAATTGGATCAAAAAGAAAAGTTAAAGAATTTTCTGTTACACCAATTGGTAAATTTCCAGGCGCTTCTGCCTGAATCCAAGTAATTAGATCAAATGATTCAAATGTTGGATCATTTCCTCCAACATAATCTGGGTCATACGCTCTCCATCTATCTAATCCATTCCAAATGATTGTCTTACCATCTGGTCCATCAAAAGTTGTTGTTCCGCCAGAATTTCTTGTATAGACTCCATTGCTATAATCTCCGCCAGATAATGTAACTTTGCTTATAAAAGTTGGTGGTAAAAGATCTATATATTTTTTTTCATTTAATTTTGGTGGTAAATATTTTCCTGTTGGGGGATCATTTTGATCATTTGGTTCCCATACTAAAAGATCGTCCGATATATAAGTGGAGGCCATTAAATCCCAAGCTGGATCATAAGCATACCAACGATTATCTAAAAGTAAAATTATATATTTACCATCTGGACCATCAAATCTTTTACTTATTGCGGATGATCTTGTATAAATTCCAGTTGAATAAACTGAGCCTGAAAGTTCTATTGCTAATACATTATTTATGTTAAGCTTTATGCCAGAAATCTTACCGCTTCCGCCTTTGCCTATTTTAATATTCATTTTTTATATAATTCTTCAGTAACATCATAAGCTGCTCCGCTTGTTGCTGTATCAGGATATTTTGTTGGCAGTTCACGGCTCTCATAATTTGGTTTAGAACAAGAAACTAATAAAAATAGCGGCAAAATTAAAAGTAATCTCATAAAAAAGATTACACAATTATTGGTTTTTAAATTTATCAGAGATTATCTTATCTGTAGATTTAATATTGTCAACTGGATTAATTACGACATTTGCCAGCGCTTCCTCTATTAATTTTGCTTCGGCATCTCTTCTGCGACTCATACCTTTTTCTATACTTCCGCCAATCCAGATTCTTTTCATTTTTTTTATTTGATCGGCAATCTGCGCTAAAGTTTTTTCATCAAAATTTTGTGTTCTAGCCATAATATCACGAATAGCTTTCATTTCACGGCGACGATCTCCTTCTAATGCTGCGCCTCTATTAAATACAAGACTAACTAATCCTCCTTTAGCATCTTCTGGAAGTTTATCAAAATTAGGAAAAGTTGATTGGGTAAGATCATAAAATTTCTTTACTGTTTTATTCATAAATACTTTTACTGATAATTCCCAAGGTATAATTATATCTTTTAATCTTCGGGCTAATTCTTTTGCTTGATAACCTTTGACTCCAACAACGCGATATAATCTATCAAAAATCTCTTTAGGAAGATCTTTCCAATCATTAGTGAATTCTGTTTTATTTACATATCCAGTATCGTAACCAACTCCTATTGTGACTCCACTTTGCTCTCCTGGCCATGTTGGATTTTTTAAAAATTTGTTATAATAATTTTCACCGCCACCAACTTCAAAATCAAATATGAGTTTTAAGGATTTATCGTTAAGCATTTATATTTACCCACTAATTCTTACCACATTATCGCCTTGAACAGTGAATTGTTTTACTACTGAATTATAAGTGGTATATGTTATTAATGAATTATTTTGTATGATAGTATCATTTTGGGTAGTCGTAGACCCGCTTCTTCTCCAAGTGATACCATCGCCTCTTAAATAATAAAGTAAAAAAGCTGTATCACCTGGACTCTTAATGGCTATTCTATCTGCAAGTGATATTATGTTATTACCTACAAATTCACTAGAGTTTGAAAAACTTGCAATTGTATTATTACTACCTCTAGCAAAAATATAAGATCCTGTTGATATTAAAGAGTATAAACCTGTTCTATTTAAATTTGCGTTTCCATTATAATCTCTTTGTATAATTGCTCCAGAACCAACTGATATTTCTTTAAGAGATCTTGGGCTAAAATAAATTAAATCGTTTACATTAATAACAGTATTTGCTTGATTTGTTATACTTCCAGCGGTTATTTCTCTCCATCCTGTTCCACCTAATCCAGAATTTTTATACCAGTAAGCTTTGCCAACGCCATTTGTTGCTATAGTTATAAGATCTGCATTTGAAGAACTATTGCTACCAACTAATTCTAAAAAATTAAAAACTGTACTTATAGTATTTGTTGAGCCACCTTTAAAAACATAAACTGCACGATCATCATAAACTGTGACTCCGCCATTTATAGAATAAGGTTTTAATTTAGTTGAATTCGCTTTTATAATAGAAATTCTATTATTTTTACTTAAATTAGAATTAAGTTGTAAACGACCCATTTTAGTTATTTATTTTATCTATTGTTTTATCTATGATATTGTCTGCTGGAACTTTTTCTTTTAGCCAAGAATTCATTACCCCAAAATAAACAAGATGTTCATTATCAATTAAAAAAAGATCATTACCATAACGATCTTTGTAAGGTTTGATTCCTGCGTCTTCTGCTAGCTCAATAGCTTTTTCTTTTTTAAATTTTACTTTATACATTTTGATTAAATTATTATAGCGCTCTTTTGCTTGAGGAGTAATTACTGCTCCATTTTCAAGAAGAGCTACTAAACCACCATTGTCTTTATTATAATTAGATGGCGTAGAAGCATCATAAGATGCTGTGCTATCTTGTATTTTATCTGGTGTTATTGTAGCGCAACCAACAAGAAAAAAATTAAGAACCAATATGCTTGCGAATTTGTTCAAGGTCTTTCTCCTGTACTGCTTTTTCTATTTTGCTTTGATGGTCAACTTCTTTTTGAGCTTGTTGACGATCTTTCATTTCTTTGGTATTCTTAGCCCCAAAGACATTATTAATTGCTTCGAATATTCCCCCAACAAGTCTTACAACTGCGCCGAGGAGTTCTGTCACTTTATTCTACGTATTCTGCTGTAGCATCTTTGCAACCTGCGGCGATTGCATTAAGAACTTTTACAGCAAGAGCAGCGTCTCCATTTAATTTAGCAAATTGTGAGGCATAGATATCTTTAACTGCAACAACGTATTTTGCCCAATGAGTTTTTTCTGCTGGCAAATAATCAGTAAGAGCTTTTTGAAGTTGATCTGGAGTTGGAGTTTGACCAATTGTGAGACTTTCTACAACCGTGGCAATATGATTAATCATCTTTGCTTTTTCTACTCTATCTTCTGGAGAAAGAGCTTGTTCTAATACTACTGTGCAAGCAAGAATAACTGCTGGCTTAATATAAGGAAGAGCATTTTCTACTCCAGTTGTTCCACCGATTTGATTATCTCCACCTGTATTTGTAGTAGAGCAACCAACCATAAATAAGCCCATAAGAGCAACTGCGGCAATAGTTAATTTATTCATATATTTCTCCTACCAGTTTGGTTTACTGGATTTTTTATTTTTTGTGAAACACTTCTTTTTTTTGCTTCTACTGTTTGTGGTACTGTGCCACCTGTAACAGCTGCGTCTTTAACAGTAAGTGCAAAAACTACTCCACTAACAACAGCAATTAATTTAGCAAAACCAACAATATATTCTTCTAATTTATCTGGTAAAAATGCTACAATAGAATTATCACCATGAATTACAAAAGCTGTAGAAACTGCTACTACTGTTACTATTCCAGAAGTACTAGAACGCCAATTTGGGCCAAATAATTTAAATAGCATATTCTTCATAATAGATTACACTATATTATATATAAATATAAACTAAACATCAATTAAATTAAGCGAACATTTTATTTATGCCTAAATTACCATTAAGTAAAGGAATTGTAGAGGGAACAGAATTGGGCTGAACAACAATATAATTATAATTAGGTGGCACTATTGTATTTGTAACATTTGTGACAAAATCTGAACTATCTAGCCAATAAAAATTAATTTCATCTTCGGTATAATATAAACCTTGTAAATAGACTACGTCAAATTTACTTGATGTATAAAAAGTAATATAGTCTGAAAAAGAAACTGCATTTGCCCAAGCTGGATTTGCACCAAATATATTCGCTATTGATAGTGGAGTATTAGCTTTTATTGTTAAAAAACAAATACTATTTGGAGAATTAATAGTAATCGTACTCTCTCCAACCAAACTAGAACTTTGAACGCCAGCAGAAGCCGAAGGTAAAACTATCATATTGTATTTCCATACATTATGTATCTATTATTTCCTGTGTGAAGAAGTGAGATCGTGGCAAATGGTCCCGCTGTTCTAAATTGATTATTATAACTTTGTATTACTACTCCTGCTCCAGAACCAGTTATTTGAATTCCAGAATTTATTTGAATGATTGTAGTATTGAAGCCTGTTGGGTTACCACTTACTATAGTACCAGTAATTGGAGATGAAGAATTAGCTAAGATAACTCTGCCATTATCATTTCCAGATATAATAAAATTAGCGCTTTCATTTACAAATTGAGGCATTGCATTTATTAATGTAGAATTATTTAAATCTACAGTTGCGTTTTGTATTGTTACATCAACTCCAGAAAGACTTAGATTGTCTATATTATTTAAATCAATAGAATTAAATATTCCTGTTCCTGATACGTTTATATTGCCAGAGAATGTCTGATTATTTACAAATGTTTTAGTCCCACTAATAGTTTGATTACCAGTATTATAGATTAGATTTGGGGCAGAAATGCCAGCTGTGAAAGTCTTCGATCCACTAATAGTTTCGTTAACATTACTCTTATGAACAACTACCGAATTGTGAGCGATGGTTCCATCTTCTATAGCTTCTGGATTATTTCTTAAAGTTTTGGATATATTTCCATTGATGTCTTTATAAAAGATAAAATCTGAATCTTGAAAAACAATTCCACCCATTGTTTGATTCGCGGTATCGTAAATTTTAATACTATCTCCTCCAGTAATTAAAATCTCTGGAGTTTGTAATTGATTTGAAGCCTGTATATATCCTACTTGTATTCTTTCGTTATTCATTTTTTATTTTTTACACTTTAAACTCCATATACTGGCGAGGTGTCTCCCTTTAAGGAAGAGCCTCCTGGCGCATGGTGATAAACCTGCGCCTCTTGGCGAGTGGTGATAAACCCGCGCCTCGTCAATATACCTTGTTTAAATCCTAACATAAAAGCCTCCACCAGGTCCATTATGATTATACATTAGTCTTTCTGTTTGAATAAAATCATAATTTGAGCCAGTTATTGTAAATATAGCATCTCCATTTGGATATCTTCCACTAACAATACATACTCCTGTGTCTGCTTTAAAATTAAATTTTAATGTTATTATTGGATTATTAGCTACTGGCATAACTGGTGTGCCAAAAGTTAATGATCTTATTGAACCTTTACCACTTTCAACATTTATATTATAAACAGTTTCTGGATGTCTTTGTTTTGGAATAATCTGAGCGCCACCAGATTCAAGAGAATTTATAACTTTATAATTATTTGCTATTGTTGGGCCATTCTTTATTTTTCTTAATCCATAGCCGCTATAGATTCCACCTGTTATATTTATGGTATTGTGACTATCTGCTATTGGTCCTGGAACCGTTAAATATTGAAATACTTTTAAATTGGGATTTGGATGATTAGCTAAAACTTCTTCACTATAAATGCTAATTGTATTTCCTAATTTTAATCCACTAATTGGGATATTTTGAGCTAAATTATTTCTAAAATTATTTGTAGCAAATAATCTATGAGCAGATAGACTAACTGGTAACATGTAATGTCCAAAACTATTGTTTCCATTTATAAAAACATCATTTACTCCAGTGATTTGTAAGATTGGAAATGAACTACCAGTACCACTAACTACAAAATTATTAACGAAAGTTTTGTTTCCAGAAATAATTTGATCACCAGTATTGTAAACAAGATTATCAGCATAAATTTTTGCACCATTAAGATCTAATTCTTCTATATCATTTATGTAAAGTCCGCCATTCAAAGTTAGATCACCAGATATATTGACGTTATCTTCGAAAGTTTTATTGCCACTTATAGTCTGGTTTCCAGTATTGTATACAATATTATTTGCGAAAATTGTATTAAAAATTCCAGTATATCCACTAATGTTTCCTGTAACAGTTGTATCAATTATTTCATTATATCTTAATGTGCCAGCTATCGTTAAATCTCCAGAAACATTTAAATTATTAGCGAAAGTTTTGTTTCCAGAAATAGTTTGGTTTCCAGTCAAAAGCACAGTGCCACTAGATAAAGCATTTAATGCTGCTTGTTCTGCTAAAGCTAGAAGCAAACCACTTTCTGAAGATATAGAATCTACAAAAAAACCACTTAGTTCATTAGGATTGATTTGTTTGACTCTAATATAGTTTGGCATATTACTTTACCTTACTATGGAAAAGGATACTTGCTAAATAAGAATCAACTTGATGATCATATGCGATTGAATTTACATTTGCTATTGCTTCATGATTTTTATCAACTGGAGCATTTACATATTCTTCAATTTTAGAACTCCAATTTTCTGGAGATTCATTAGCAATAATGATCTTGCTAATCTGATCTGCTATGTTTTTTTGTTCATAACTAAGTTTCTTTATGTTGTGTTTCTTGCGTAAAAATGCAGCTACTTCTTCTTCAAGTTTTTGAGCAGCAATTAAATTTTCTTTTACTTTTGATAGACTGAATTGATCTTCTGCGGCTTTAGATTGCTTGCCTTGTCCAATTGGAGAAACGTTTTTAGTTGATTGAGGAGTTCCACTAGATCCAGCTGGTCTTCCTGCGCTATCTGGTAGTTTTGCTCCACCAATAAGTGGTTGATAATATCCTTGATCCTTTAATTGTTTGAACTTGGTTTGAGCTTCAATAGATTCTTCTGAATTTGGTAAACGACCAGTTTCAATTGCTCTTACTCCTTCTTCTGGAGTTAATACGCCTAATTCAACCAAACGAGTATAAACTCTAGAATATTGAATGTCATCTTTAAGATCAATATCTTCAAAATTAGGAACTGGATAATTTTTGAATCCAAGTTCTTTGCTAATTCTACGAATTTCTGGAACTAAAAAGTCATTAATAAATGCTTGACGAGCTTGTTTTAGTCTTTCGATAAATACTTGAACTTTAATACTTGTGTTTGCAAATTTTTCATCACCAATAAGAATGTTATTTAAACCAATTTGAATATCACGATCTACAACTTCATATTTTTCTGGACCCATTAGGTTTCCAATATTAGGAATAACAAATTCAGCCTTAGTTGTATAATCAGCAATTAGAACACGACCAACACTTTGATTTGCGAAAAGCTGTTGCATCGCCTCAAGATTTTTTTGATTGATACCACCTTTATCTGGATCTGTTCCCATTGTAACAAGAAGAATTGCTTGTTGCATGGTTCTTGCTACTGCCATGTCCATCTTTTTCATTTCTGCTTTCCAATTGATATCTTCTAAAACTGGAAAACCCATTGGAACTGAAAATGGCTCGTAATCTTGTTTCTTATAAAATACTGCGGCAATTCTATCTGCTTCGAGTGGAAGAGTTAGAATACCAATTGTTTTTTGTTGAATAAGCTTTCTTGTTTCTGGAGGAAGACTCTCAAGAACTTCTTTATCTTCATCAGTTTTTGGTGACTTTAATCTTTCTAGCTCATAATCACTAAGTAATTTATAATATTTTCTTTGAGCAAAATTAATAGTTCCAGCAATTTGAATGTCTGCTGGATTTAATATAATATACTTAGATGGTAAATTAACTGCTGCCTTTGCTGTAGTTAAACCAAATGTCTGACTAATTTTTGATACGTCCTCCTCGGCAATTGTGGTATCAAATCTATAAATAAATACATTACCGCTACGATAATATTCGCGGAAGAATTTATCTTGAAGATCACTAACATTGATTTTCTTAAATAATGATTCGAAGAATGTCCTAGACTTTGAGCTTCCTCCTGTAAAATAAATATCACTACAAGAAAACTCTGTCATTAAATCAATCGTATTTCTGAAGATAGCAAAATTATAATAAGCTTTTTGACAAAGAATAACCGCATCACGAATATTTAAATTAGAGTCATTTTTGATACCAGTAGAAAATCTAAATGGAATAATACCATCATTAATATTTTTAAATCTATCAGTTCTAATAATTGTGCTTGCGGCATTTCTCCTAACTCCAGTAGAACCCATATCTGTAGAAGCTTTGGCTTCTTTATAAGAAGATTCAGATATCATATAGGGCTGAACATCTGCTGCTTTTGCTGTTTTTTCTTGTTTTTTAATTTTTTTAGGCATTTTCGTTAATTATTACACCTTTATTTAATCATTATAGGCGAAAAAGTGGGAGTTTCTAAATTTTCTGGTTCTTTCATCATATCATTATAGCATTTTAAAGCCCAATTTGCTAACATAAGAGCAGAATAATTATCTTTTCGGGCTTTATTGGCAGAAGCACTCCTCTTAAGGTGTTGTGGTAAATCAAAGCTTTGAGTGCCTCGACTGGTAGTAGAATGCTCAACTAAGGCGCATTGTTTCTTTGTCTGATATATAAAATCATCTTGATTTTCAATGAAATCTAATATTGTCCAGTCTTTCTTATCTTCAGTTTTCATTAACTCAATTGGAGCGCCTTGATTTAAAACTCTATTAAAGAATTCTTCATAAGCGCCAGTTCTACTTGCAAACCATATTCTCTTATAGTCAATACATGCTTGTAAGTATTCATTACCTTTTCTAATAAATGAACTGGTAAATACCTGATTAAAGAATATTTTTCTGTCTTGTAAATTGTATTTCTTCCTAGCATTCTTTACCATTAAGTCATAATCCGCATTCTCTAGATCGCTATCAAATTCAAAAGTTTTAAGTTCTAAATTTTGTTTTTTAAATAACTCTGATTCATTGCAAGCTGCTAGAAATACGTCTGCACCAGCATTATCAATAATTCCTAATACTATATTAAAATTATTCATTATGTAATATAAATAAGCTACATGGTTTTTTAAGTTTCCAAGTCCAGCGTATGTATGAACTAATGTGCCATATTTGGTCTCATCATCAACTTCTAAAATAGCCATAGCAAAATAATCCGCGTTTGGACTATCGCTCATATTAGGGTCAATACCAAGTATATATTTTTTCTTTGGATCTCCTCTTAATAGGGTATGAGGAGATTCGCCAAGGGTTAATGTACAATCTTCCATTTTCTTTGCGTTGAAATAGCTATCGCTTCCATCTGTAAATTGAGCACAATATTCTCGTAAAAAACTACTATTGCTATTTCCTCCAGCTTTTGCTTCTTCAATAATTGTCTTATCAATCATCTCCTCTGGAAGAGCCTCGTAACTCATTTGACTTACGAAATAAGTTGCTTCTTGTTTTTCTTTTGATTCTATCTTACCACACCATTCTTTGTAAGTCTTATAAAGATTCTCAAACGTATAACTAGCAGAGGAAAGAGCAATCATCTTACTTGTGTTTTCAAAAACCATTCTGTCTTCCTCTTTCATTATTCCTTCTGATATTAATTTATCCTCAAATTCTCTAATTTCCATACGCTCCTTCATGTTTTGTGGGGCAACTAAGAATGGCATTAATACATTTTTAATTATCTCTTCTGGTAATAGGAGAAACTCATCAAGCACAAGAATATTAGCTCGAAATCCTCGGATCTTCTCGCCATTCAATGGGATTGCAGTAATACTTCCACCATTTATCTGCCATTCAAATTGATCGTTTCTTTTTGCTTTTATTCCAAAACAATGAGAAAGTAATTCTGCCCCTTTGCCTTCAACAATTTTCTCTAGATTATTAAAAATAAACCTTGCTGTTCTAAATGTTGGTCCTGCGATAAGGATCTTAGTGTTTGGTTCAAAAACACATTGTAGAAAACAGAATACGGCAGCCATAAATGATTTACCGCAACCACGACCAAATACGCACATATTAAAATTTCTATTCATTAATGCTTTTAAATGAATCTCTTGATATGGAGCTAATTTAACACCGCTAATTAATTCTGTTGTAAACCCTATATTAGCTCTTAAAAATTTAGCCAAACTTATTTTTGCTTCTCTGTCATTAAGATAGCCCTTAAGTTCTGCTAATTCAGCATTAACATCTTTAACTTCTCTTATGTATTTATCTGGGCAATATATCATAAAAGTTTCATATCATATGCTAATTGCAAATCTATCTTTTTATAGAAACAATTAGATGCAAATACGCTTTCTATCATTCTTTTCATTTCATTTCTTCCGTCTACAAATAAAAATTGAATATTATTATATGTTTGTAGAAGCTCTCTAACATTATGGAAGATATACTCTGGTGTAGCTTTTATCTTTTTGCTAATATGAGGCAAATATTGAAAGCTAAGAGCATTAGATAGCTTTTCTTCTACAATAATAACTAGATAAGAATTGTTTAAATAAGCTTTTTCTATTTCATTTTTAAATCGATCAAAGTTCTTAACGCTTAATGTACTTATAAAATCACTTAAACTTTTGCGTTCAATGTAACAATTACAGTTATCATTATTGCAAGTATAGTCGCCGTAAGGTAGGGTCTTTATCTCAAATGGAATATCAAATTTAAGCCAGTTCTGCTCTCTTGTGTCAACATAAATGGTATGCTGTGAATTTAATTTATTTTTAAATTGATTAGATATATTCTTGGGATGTATAAATCTATTCTCTAGTCCTAAATCTGAACATATATCATAATAATCATTAAATATTTTATTGTAAAAGATAATAGATGGACTCATTATAGTCCTTAATTCAACTTGAGATGGACTATATGTTAATTTCTTGTCTTTCTTTCTTTTGATTAATAATTCTTTACAATATTCTTGAGCTTTTTCTATGGTTTGCTCTTTTAACCATTTCTTCATATTGTTCTTATCATTAAAATCATTAGAGAAATATTGTTCTTTTGATTTAAAATTAATTATATCGCCAGTTAGTAGATCTTTTCTTGGGTAATAAGTGTGATAGTATTTTTCTTTATTTAAGCCATAGCCGCGCAACGCAAGATGAAGGCTTTTTTCATCCTTGAATTCTTTACCATCAACTTTACATATGACACTCATCCATTTAAAATCTCGTCTTTAGAAATTCCAAGAATCTTTGATTTTACTTCATCCATAGTTGATAGTCTATCAATTTCTTTTTCTATAACATGTTTACGCATCTCTGCCATTTTTAAAAGTTTGGCTCTACTCTCTTCTTCTTTCCACATCTGCACAAGATTAATAATAGATGCGGTTTCTTTAACTTGTTTGCTAAGTCTTTCGCTTCTTTTTACCTTAAGATCATTAAGAAGTTTTTGTTGGCGATTAACGCAGTCATTATATTCTTTGCGAGCAGTATTACTTGCCTCAACTAATGCCATAGGAATTTTACCATCCTCTTGAATAGCCATATCAATTTGAGTCTGAAGAACATTAATTGTTTGCTGAATATTAGAAGATATTACTACTTCTGTAGAAAGAACAATATATTGGTCAACCTCTTCTTGAGTAAGATCGCTCTTATCATAAGTATATCGAACAAAGCTGCTCTCAAAAAGTTCACGATCTTTTTCATCATCATAAAGATTAATTTGATGGCAAAATCTATAGGTATTCATGTATCCTATGAGTGAATTAATTTCTTTCTTATGTTTATGAGTTAATTTATTCTTATCAATTCCATCTAATATATACCTATTAATCTTTGCTATCATTCTTTCTTCACTCTTTGGTGGACGATATTCATCTGTAGGAATATTTTCGTTTTCATTATTATGAAATTTAACATTAGTTGGAATAGTTTTCATATACTCCAAGATGCTTCTTGTTTCTTGAGATAGATTTGTTAATGATTCATTTTTAAAAAGAACTTTTGCCATTTCTAAACCAGTCATTGTATGACAATTATTACTAATGTATTCTTTATGTTCCAAGGTTAGTTCTATTAAACCTTTGGCTTCATATTCGTGACTTTTTCTTGGTTTAATTTGTCTTGAGGCTAAAAATTGTTTAACAGCTTTTCCTTCTTTACTTCTACCATCAAGATCGTCTCTATCAAAAGCTAATTTGACTAATTCTGCTAAAGAAGGAGGATTATCTGGACGATCATTCCATTCTTTTAAGAGTTTTAATTGTTGTTCTTCTGTAAGAATTAAAATATCCTCGCTCATAAAATGTCAATATCTCCATTATACAAGTGTTTTTTGACTTTTAAAATGATAGCTTTTTTCAAATTCTTTATTTGTTTATATCCAGCCATACGATTCTTTTCGCTAGTTCTATAGCCCATTAACTTGGCTACTTCTTCCTCATCTTTTCCTTCAATATATAAATACTGATATATCTTCCATTCTATTGGTTTTAGAACCATATGCATTTTATAATGTATATTTTTTGCAGTAGCTTCTACATCAAAATTCTCATGCTCCATACTATTAACTTCTTGAACATGGTTCTCTAAACTTACAGTTAGTTTTGTATCGTGAGCATTCTTCTTATTCTTTTCCCAATTAGCATACAAAGGACAAGCGCTACATTGTTTAGAATATATCGCGCAACCATCTTCAGATTCGGCTGCTGAACATTTTAAACAAGGTCTAGTATAATTGCTATAATTATTACGAATAAGATTTTTAATCTGATTGCTTATAATACGA